GCAAGATCCAAGTTTGTTTAGAGTTTGTTAAAGACACTTTGCAAGATTGCTGGGAAGCCGTAGAGCAAGCATGCCAAGATCAAACCACCCGCCTATTGATTACCCCAGCTTTTGAAATGAGTTTGCCACCCAAGTTTGCGCGCCGCTCATCAATGGTTGGCAATCGTGAGCTGCAACGCTGGACAGCTGCAACCCGCGCCGCCATCCTAGAAAAACGCATACAGCATGACGGATCAACACTATTTGCACAGCATGTTGAAAGAGCGGTAGCGGTAAAAAATCAAGGTGCAGTTACTTTGTCATCAATCAGATCACCCGGACCAATCGAGCTTGCCCGCTGTTTAGTGTTCGCTACAGCGATGGTTTCCAAACCGGCAAATGTTGGCAAACCCACCATCATTTACGCAAACGGCTAACATTATTTGCGGGTGGCTGCCGAGTGAAACTTTCTCGGATTACTGCGGCAGCCACCTATCACAAACAGCAAAACATTTTTAAGGCATACTTAGCGCATGGGAATTTTTAACCGCAGCACACAAAAAGCGATGATCAGCGAGCAACCAAAAAAAGCTGCCGCTGCGGGCGCGATGATGCCGGCAACAAACAACTCAGGCGCTGGCATGGTTGGTGTTTATTATTCCTACTTTGAAGGCAATCAGAGACAAATTGCGATGAGCCAGCCCACGATCAGCCGCGCTCGAGATTTGCATTGCACCACAATCAGTTGCATGAATTTGCGCATGTATAACGAAGTGTGGAACAGCATCGAAGAAAAGATGCAAAAAGTTTTTATTGCGCCACGCTCATGGCTACGGAAAATAGATCCATCAGTGCCAAACAATTTTATAATTTCGTGGACTGTAGACGATCTTTTTATTTACGGCAGAGCGTTTTGGTATATAACAAGCCGCACAGCTGACGGCTACCCAGCGAGCTTCACGCGGCTACCAGCAAACCTTGTGCAAACACTCGATCAACCCGGACCAATTTTTTATGCACCATCAAAACAAATCATTTTTCAAGGCGGCGAGCTTGATGCAAAAAATGTTGTGCAATTTCTTTCACCAATTCAAGGCATCGTTTACATGTCAGAAAAAGCAATTGCAACCGCAATCAAATTAGAAAATGCTCGCTATCGAAACGCAAGCTCAGCGATCCCGGCAGGCGTTTTGCAAGTGCAACCAAATTCTGAGCCGCTTTCACCACAAGAGCTTTCAGATCTTGCTGCATCGTTTAACGCGGCGCGAGCCACAAACCAAACAGCCGCGCTTTCGCCTGAGGTGCATTACATCGAAACGGCTACTTCGCCGGACAAAATGCTTTTGATTGCAGCCAGCGAATATCAAAGCGCAGATCTGTGCAGGCTCACAAACATCCCGCCTTACTTGGCTGGCATCAGCGTTGGCTCATACAGTTACCAAAACAGCAAAGAAAGCCGCGCAGATCTTTGGTCTTTCGGCACTCGAGCATACGCAGATTGCATCGCTAGCACACTTAGCCAAGATGCCTATCTGCCACGCGGCACATTTGTCGAATTCAATACTGAAGAATACCTTGAGAGCGATTATGAGCCATCAAACGAAATGCCAAATACACAACGCAACGATGAGATAGGATCACGAACATGATCAGATTTACCCCCAAGTCATTGATCACGGTTGATGCGGCAGCGGCAGAGGGCTCGCCGCGCCGCTCAATCAGTGGTGTCGCAGTTACCTATGACGAAGTTGCAACTGTCAGCGATGGCACACAAGTTAAAATTTTGCAAGGCGCGCTGCCGGTAGATGGCAGAAACCCAAAGCTTTACATGCAGCACCAAAGCGATCTGATCATTGGGCAAGTGGTTGAGCGCGTGGACACAAACGAAGGCATGCTTTTCACAGCCAAAATCAGCGCCACAACTTTGGGCAACGATGCGATGGAAATGGTCAAAGATGGCACAATTGATGCCGTTTCGATAGGGATCAATCCAACCAAATTCAGCTATGACGATGATGGCGTGATGATCGTAGAAGCCGCTGTGTGGACCGAGCTAAGCCTTGTGTCTCAGGGCGCTTTCGAGGGCGCGGTAATAACTGAGGTTGCTGCGAGTATCCCACAAACCGAGCAAAGTTTAGATAATAATGAAAAGCAAGACACAACAAATGAGGAAAACAACATGAGCGAAAAAATTGAAAATCCAGTAGTTGAAGCAGCGCAAGCAACCACAGAAAAATTGTGGGCTCAACCAAAACGCGAATTCAAACTGCCATCAGCCGGTGAATTCATGGCTGCATATCACATTGGCGGCGACACTTTTAAAAACATGAACGCAGCTGTGCATGAATTTGCACAAACACAGCGCACACCATTGCAATTTGCAGCGGGCGATGTTTTGACCACAGACAATTTAGGGTTATTGCCCGTTCCAGTTCTCGGACCTTTGGTGCAGGATATCAACTTCCTTAGACCAGTTGTAAACGCAATTGGCGCTCGAGCATATCCGGATGGCGGACAATCAAAAACATTTGTGCGCCCAACGATCACAACGCACACAAGCGTTGCTGCACAATCGCCTGAATTGAGCGCAGCATCAGCCACAACAATGGTTATTGCTGCGAACACAATCAGCAAAACAACTCTTGCTGGACAAGTAACACTTTCAATTCAAGACATTGATTTCACAAATCCGGCAGCAATGCAACTAATCCTTAATGACTTGATGGGCGAATACATGCTTGCATCGGACAACCTTGCAGCTGACGATTTGCTGACTGCAGCAACTTCATCAGGTGTTTGGGATGGCACAGTAACAGATTTGCTCACATCGGTTTACGATGCGGCAAACGATGTTGCAAGCGGCAGAAACTGGATGCCAACACACATGTTCGTTTCAGTTGATGTTTGGGCACAGCTCGGCAAACTTGTAGATGGCAATGATCGTCCAGTGTTTCCATTTATTGCTAACGGTTTGTCAGGTCAAAACGCACTTGGCTCACAATCAGCAGTTTCATGGCAAGGCAACCCGCTTGGCTTGCAACTTGTAGTTGATAGCAATTTTGCTGCCAAAACAATGATCATTACTCGAGTAGGTCAAGGCACAGGCGATGCTTACGAATTTTATGAAAGCATCAGAGGCTTGATGAGCGTTGAAGTGCCAGCCACACTTGGGCGCACAATGAGCTTTCATGGCTATGTTTCAACCTTTGCCGCAATCAGCGGCATGATCCGTAAGATCACACAGGCTTAGCCTTAGGCGGGCAAACCGCTCATGGCTACATATAACACAGCGAGCAAGCAACTACTAGATAACTATGCGGTAGTTGCTACGCTCGAGCCATCACCCATTGAAGTAGGGCAATCAGTAACAGTTGCAAGTTTGGGTGTGCCTTTTAACGGCACTTTCACGGTGCTTGCATGCCCACAATTTTTATTTACTGGAATTGATGGCGACACAGGCGAGTTTTTGTATGACATTAACGAGCCAGTGCCCAATCAAATTCTTTACGCATGCACAGGCGATGATGTCGAATTTGTTGCAGACTATGCCGGCGTTATCACCTACACACAAACATGCACATGGATCACAGCAACGGATATTGAGGATTGGCTTGGCATAGGCACAGCAACGGCAGCTGATACAGCATTTCTGACGCAATGCGCGGCAGCCGCAAACGCATTTTGTTACAGGCGCAGACAAGAGGCAAATTATTTCGATAGCCTTACAACATCGCCCAGTGGTGATGTAACGCTGGGCACGATCATGTATGGCGGCAATCTTTACCGGCAGCGCGGCGCGGTAACAGACTTTGCAAGCTTTGATGGCATGGCGGCAGGCGGCACAAACGGGCTATCACCAATGATCAAACAGCTATTAGGCGTAAACAGGGCAACGGTTGCCTGATGCCAGTTGCCTACACAGACCTATTCAATGTCGCGCTCGACAATCTCACAACAAGCATTGGCGCAATCTTGGGCATCAGCGTGGTAAACGATCCACGAAACGCAAACCCGCCATGCGCTTTCATAGATGCACCCAGCTTTACAGGCTGGAATTACAACATAGTCAAAATGGCTTTTCCGGTGCGCCTAATAACGCTCGGACCGGGCAATCTTGACGCACAACGCAACCTTTTGAACATGATGAGCAAACTATTGCAAGCCAATCTAGGCATCACGGACGGCAGACCAACCGTAGCGATCATCGGCGGCGCAGAGTATCCCGCCTATGATGTAACTGTAAACATGCAATCACAAACGGCTTAAAGGTAAAACATGGCAACCTACATTGTTACTAGCGACAGGCTCGCAGGGTTTAAGCGCGGCGATCAAATACAAGCCAGCGACATAGATGGCAACATCGAGCATTTGCTTGAAGCCGGGCACATATCCCCACAGGCATCAAAAAAATCTGCTAAAACTAAAGACACAGACACAGCAAAGGAATAACACAACATGGCAACTACGGTTTATCTCAGCAACCCGGCACTCACAATAAACAGCGTTGATCTCACGGATCAGGCAACAAGTGCAACTTTGACATTTGCCTATGATCAACTTGAAACAACCGCATTTGGGCAAACCGCTCGAAGCTATGGTGCTTCATCAGTAACATCACTGCAAAACAACACATTTGAAGTTGAGCTTTATCAGAGCTATGCAGCGAGTGAAACAGAGGCGAGCATTTACAGCTTGGTTGGAATTCAAACAACAATCACGATTTCACCAACCGCAGCTGGACTTGCAACACCAAGCGCCACAGAACCAAAATACACTTTGACAGGCGCTTATCTTTCGAGCCACACGCCAATTTCGGCAAGCTTGGGTGAGCTAAGCACAGTAACGCTCACTTTCACGGGTGGCACACTCACCAAAGCTGTGTCATGATCTCGCGGCTTAAGCCGCTGAGAAATACAAACGCAAGACCGCGAGAGCGAAGCCTTGCCCGAGAAAAGGAAAACTAAATGCAATTAACGCTTAAAGCCGTATTCACTGACGGCACAACGCAAACCATTGAAACCAACTTGGCAACCGTAGTTGCTTGGGAAAGAAAATATAGGCGCAAAGCTTCCGAGATGGCATCCGGCATTGGTGTCGAGGATCTTGCATTTTTGTGTTACACAGCATCACAAAAAGCGGGTGTTACTGTGCCGGCAACACTCGATCTCTATATTGACAAGCTGCGAAACATTGAAGTGGTGGATCAAAACATCCCAAAAGCAGGCGAGGATCTCTGAGATATGCGCTGGCTGAAATCTTGGTTGCCACAGGGTTTTGGGGTGCTGAAACATTTGAAATTGACGATGTGAACACTGTGATTGAGATCCTTAACAAACAAAGCCGAGCAAAATAATGGCTTACACGGCGCGCATTGAGGTGCATGGCATCAAAGAAGCATTGGCTGAGCTGAACAGCTTTGATCCGAAATACCGCAGGCAAGTAACAAAAGACATTGTTACAGCCGGGCAAAAAATTATTGTTAGCGCTCGAGACATGATCAAAAACTTTGATAACAGCGAAGGCAACGGCGCGCCGCTTTCAGGCATGTATAAATCGAAGCTGGTAAAAGGGCGTGATGTGTATTGGGATAACAACACGGTGCGCGCAGGCTTCAAAGTAAAAGTGGGTGCAGCCGCACAAAAGCAAAGGCTTGTTACTTTCAAAGACAAATTTGATCCGGAAACAAACCCGCGTGAAAGCCACAATGTTTTATTCAAAGCCAAACCTTATCAACTGATGGTGATCCAACAAAAGGATGCTGCCGGCGCTATCTATGACCATGCCGGTAGGCGGACCAAAGGCATATTTGTAACAAATCTAAATGCCGAAGTTGGTTTAGAGCCACGCGCAATTGATCCAGCTGTGGACATGCACAAAGAAACAGTTGAGCGCGAAGTCTTAGCAGTATGTGAAAAAGTTATGGAAAGATTAAACAGAAATTTGCAGGTGCGCTATGGCAATTAACATCCCAATAATCTCGAGCCTTGATAGCAAAGGATTTGAAAAGGCGGCGCTCGAGTTTAAAAGCCTTGAAACAAACAGCCAAAAAGCTGGGTTTGTCATGGAAAAGGCTTTTTTGCCGGCTGTGGCTGCGCTTGCTGGGTTGGCTGCCGCTGCCGCTTTTGGTGTTAAAGCCGCAGTAGAAGATGAAGCCGCACAAGCGCGGTTGGCTAAAGCTTTGCAAAATGTTACTGGGGCAACCGATGGACAAATAGCTGCAGTTGAGGCATCAATAAAAGCTATGTCTCGGGCTACAGGTGTCTCAGATGATGAATTGCGCCCAGCTTTTGCATCATTAACTAGAGGCACAAAAAATCTCGCTGATGCAAATGATGCGCTTGCTTTGGCAATGGATATCAGCGCGGCAACCGGGCAAGATCTACAAAGCGTCAGCGATGCGTTAGCGCTCGCCTATGGCGGCAACACTAAAGCGCTTGCCAAACTTAGCCCCGAGCTGAAAGTTGCAATCAAAGAAGGTGCAAGCCTTGATCAAGTAATGGGCATGCTTACAAAAACTTTTGGCGGATCAGCTGCAGCGGCAGCAAACACAGCTGAAGGGCAATTCAGAAAATTTAATGTTGCAATCAAGGATGCCAAAGAGGCAATTGGTGTTGCATTAATGCCAGCGATTGAAGCAGTGTTGCCGTTGCTGATTAGTTTTGGTGATTGGGCTTCTGAGCATACCGGGATCATTACAGGACTGGGCGTGGCAATTGCTGCGGTTGCATCAGCCATCGTTGCTTACAAAACCGCACAAGTGCTTGCCAACGCGGTAACAGTTGTGGCAACTGCACTCAACTTTGCTAATGCGGCTTCGCTTGCTGCGGTTGCCACAGCCGGCACAGCGGGTGTTGCTGCGGCAACAATCGCAGCCGGTCTAGTTGCGGTTGGTGGCGCGCTACTCATATTCAAAAACCAAAACAAGGCTGCAGCGACAGCTACTACAGGGTTGGGCGCGTCAGCGAAAAGCACAGCTCAAGACATGGGCAGGCTGGGCTTTACGCTCGATTACATACGCAGCACAAAAATCGCTGAATACATGGCAGAAACAGAAAAAGAAACAAAAAAAATTGAGACAGGCGCAGACGATGCAGCTGACAAATTAAAAAAACTGGCAGAGAAAACAACGGAAGCCGCTAAAGCATTGCGCGAATACATGGGCGCGGCACTCGATGACGCGAAAAGCAAACTGGACAAAGCACAAAGCGCCTTTGATAGTTTCAGCGGATCAGTTGCACAAGTCATCACGGATGCACTCAACTTTGGCAAAGCATTTGAGGAAGGCGGCGAGGATGCCGGCACAACATTTTTCAGTGCGCTACAAAAACAGGCAGACAAAACAAAAGAATTTGGTGATCTTGTCGAGCAACTACTTGCAGCCGGTTTGTCTCAAGATGCGTTGCAGCAAGTCATTGATGCCGGCATTGATAGCGGCTCAGCTATCGCTAAAGAATTGCTGGCATCGTCAGAAAATGTTTTGCGGGCAAATACCCTTGTCGAGCAAACACAAGCCATTGCCGAGCGAATAGGTGAGCTATCAGCACAAAAGTTTTATGGCGCGGGCGTATCAAATGCCAAAGCATATTTGCGTGGTGTCGAGGAAGCGCTTGCCGCAGCTGAAAGCCGGCTATCTCGCAAAGGCATCAATTTCGCGGATGTTAAAGGCATCAGCACAAGCTTCACAGAGGCGATCAGCGCACCAACCGTTTCGCCGGTATTGATGCCAAACATTGATGAGCTAAATGCTCGGCGTAATGGCGGTGCGGTAACCATCAATGTGAACAGCCAGCTGGCAACAAAGTCTGAAATTGGGCGGGCTGTAATTGATGGTATGCGCGCTTATAATCGTGCAGCTGGTCCAGCAAATTTTGATGTTTGGAATTCATAATGGCAGGCGTTGCAGTAATTGGCTCAGGTAACTATGAGCTATTTATTGACACAGGCTTTTTGCAAGATGCGTTTACGCTAGATGATGCAACCAAAGCCGTTTTAGACAACACAACCTATGTTCTCGATGGCACAACAAACTTTGCTGGGGTGCTTGACGGTTGCACAAATGTTTCAGTAAGGCGCGGCAGACAAGATATAGGTGATCAATTTTCAGCCGGCACAATGAGCTTTACAATGCTCGACACATCCGGCATTTTCAATCCGTTTGATCAGCAAAGCCCATATTGGGATGAAACAACAGAGAAACCCGGTCTTGCACCATTACGCCGCGTCAAACTACAACGCTACGATGCAACCAACACAGCCCAAGACATTTTTAACGGCTACATAATTAATTACAACTACAATTTTGCGCTGGGCGGTTTGGACACAGTAACGGTTTTTTGCGCTGATCAATTTTATTTGTTGGCGCAAACCGTCATGGATCAACTTAATGTGAGCGAGGAATTATCCAGCACCCGGCTCGAAACTGTGCTTGATTTGCCTGAAGTGGCGTTTCCGGTAGCGCAACGCGATATTCAAACCGGCACAGTTACGCTTGGCGGCAGCTCGCCTTTTACAGTCCCGCAGGGCACAAATGTTTCACAATACTGCTCAGAAATAAACCAAGCCGAGCAAGGCAGATTATTTATGACAAGATCAGGCGTTTTGCGTTTTGAGCCGAGAATAGGCAACACGCTCAGCGGATCTATTGCAGATTTTCACGATGACGGCACACAAATTCAATTCAATGGTGTGGGCATAAGTTTCGAAGCTGATCAAGTTGTGAACAGAGCAACGGTAACAATTGCCGGCAGTAACAGCCCACAAACCGCAGATGATCCAGCAAGCCAAGCAACCTATTTTGTGCAAGCGGTAAACATCAGCAACAGTCTTTTGCATAACGATGCGGCAGCGCTCAAGCTTGCAGAATATCTTTTAGTGCCCGAGCCTAAGCCACGCTACACAAGCGTTGAAACCCAATTCAATATGCTCACAACCGCCCAAAAAGATGTGTTGGCAGCCATTGAGATAGGCAACACAATAACAATTGAAAAAATCATTAACACAACCCAGCTCGCTCAAGAGCTTGCCATTGAAGGCATTGAACATTATTTGAGCTTTGATAGCGGGCATAGCATCACGCTATTTACAAGCCCAACCACAGTTGTTTATCAGCTGATTTTATCGGACAGCATTTACGGGATACTAGACGCGTTAAATGTCTTAGGATAGAGTAAAAGTTAATTATGGGCGCAAATACACAGACATCAGTTCCAGCGTTTACAGCAGGTCAGATTTTAACTGCCCAGCAACAAACGGAAATCAACACGGGTGTTCCAGTTTTTGCTGACACGACCGCGCGCGATGCGGCGTTTGGTGGCACGGGTGAAAAAACTTTGGCTGAGGGTCAGTTTGCTTATCTTGAGGACAGCAACACAACGCAATACTATGACGGGTCAGCGTGGCAAACGGTAGGTATAAATCCAGGTCTCGTTTGTGTTAAAGCCGAAACCGCGTTTAGTGCTGCGTCGAGTGTTACTGCGGACAATGTTTTTACCAGCACATACACAAACTATTTAATTACTTTCAAATATCAAACCTCTACGACTAATAGCGTTGCGTTAAAAATGCGTGTAAGCGCAACAAGCGCATCAACAAATTACAACAGGCAAGATTTATTGGCGAACGATACCGCAATTTCGGGCGGCAGGGCTTTCAATCAAACATCATACGAATTTGCAACAAACACAAACGGCGCTTTTAATTCTTCGGCAATCGTTAATCTTTTCAATCCCGCTTTGGCGGAAGCAACTTTAATTCAAAGTCAAAACCAATTCAATGCTGCAGCATACACAACAACTTATTTACGAAGTTATTTCGGCAATCACTCAACAGCAACAGCCTATGACGGTATCGAATTTTTGGTTGCTACTGGCACAATAACAGGCACATACACAATTTACGGTTACTCAAAAACGGTATAACTTATGGCACTAAAAATTAACGACAACGGCACAGACCGCAACATGACCAAAGCAGAGGAAGCCGCACATTTGGCATGGGCGGAACAAGCACAAGCAGAAGCCGAAGCACAAGCCGAAGCGCTTGCAGCAAAACAAGCGGCGCGACAATCAGCGCTTGCCAAACTTGGTTTAACCGAAACCGAAATAGCAGCACTATTTGGCTAGTTATGTCAAGCAAAAAAATTAACAAAGCCAAACGACAAATAGGCGACCAAACAACCAAAGGCGGTCTAATCGGTTTGTTTATTTATTGGGCGACACAAAACAACATTGACCCAGCACTCATCGCACTACTCGTA